AGACGCTTTGTCCCCGACTGCAATGGAGTCGGCATACGAATGGTACACCTCCGGTCCTCGTCAGCGTTTACAGCCGGGAGGCATCATCATAATCGTAATGACGAGGTGGTCCACAAAAGATCTGGTTGGAAAAGTATTGAAAAAGCAAGGCGACGACCATGCCGATCAGTGGGAGGTAGTCGAGTTCCCTGCAATCATGCCTGAGAGCGAAACTCCGCTCTGGCCTGAGTTCTGGCGGAAAGAAGAGCTTTTGTCGGTAAAAGCATCGCTGCCGATCGGCAAGTGGAATTCACAATGGTTGCAAAATCCTACGGCGGAAGAAGGATCGATAGTCAAGCGAGAGTGGTGGAGAAAATGGGAGGGCGATGTTCCCGGTTATTCTTACATCATACAAAGCTACGACACAGCGTTTAGCAAAAAAGAAACTGCCGACTATTCTGCTATTACAACTTGGGCTATCTTCTGCCCGCAGGATGGCGAACCAGATCAAATAATTTTGTTAGACGCAAAACGCATGCGTGTGGATTTCCCTGAGCTGAAGAAGATTGCGTTTGACGAATACAAATACTGGGAGCCGGATTGTGTGCTGATCGAGGCTAAAGCTACAGGGACTCCCTTGACCCATGAGCTTCGTAGAATGGGAATACCGGTAACCGCTTACACCCCCTCGCGAGGACAAGACAAGATTGCGCGGATGAACAGCGTTGCTCCTATCTTTGAAAGCGGTATGGTGTGGGCGCCAGAAGACGAAACATTTGCGGAAGAAGTAATTGAAGAATGCGCGTCTTTTCCTTATGGCGACAACGATGACTTTGTTGACTCAATGACCATGGCGTTGATGCGGTTTAGGCAAGGCGGCTTTCTGTCTTTGAACGAAGATTACAATGACGAAATAAGTCTCCTACCAAAAAAGCGTGTGGTGTATTATTAAATAAAACAGGATAGACTCTGGCTATGGCTATCGAAAGAAGAGATCAGTTGGCAGGAACTTACGGCGACCCTGACGTTAAATTGTCAGGATCGGAGATGAGCGTTTCTGTCGATCCAGACAGACAAGACCTTTTAGATCAAGCGGATGAAGTTCTTGTTACACAAACCGAGTTGTTGATTGATGACGAAATGGATCAAGTCGAACCAGCTATGGACGTTGGTGATTTCGATGCAAACTTGGTTGATTACATAGACGACACAACTCTATCAATTATGTCCACGGACATTCTTGGCTCTATCGAAAAAGACAAAGAAAGTCGAAGTGAGTGGGAAAAGACCTACACAGATGGCCTCAAGTATTTAGGTATGAAATTCGATGAATCCAGATCTCAACCGTTTGAGGGAAGCTCTGGGGTAATTCATCCGATTTTGGCGGAAGCGACCACGCAGTTTCAAGCTCAAGCTTACAAAGAAATGCTGCCCGCGAAAGGACCGGTAAAGACCCAGATCATTGGGCAACGTACAGCAGAGGTCGAAACTCAAGCTGACAGAGTCCAAGAGTTTATGAATTTTTACATCATGAACGTGATGAAGGATTACGATCCTGAGCTGGACATGCTGTTGTTTTACCTGCCATTAGCTGGATCTGCCTTCAAAAAGGTTTACTTTGACAACGTGTTGAATCGGGCGGTTTCTAAGTTCATCACACCAGAAGATCTGATTGTCCCGTATGAAGCCAGCGACTTATCTAGCGCTGAACGAGTTACCCATTCAATCAGCATGTCTCGCAACGAAATCAAGAAACAACAGTTGTCCGGTTTTTACGCAAACGTAGAAATCAAGGATGCGACTTACAATACAGAAATATCTGATGTTGAAGAGCAAGTAGATAAGATAGAAGGTGTTAGCCCATCTTTTTCTGAGGATAGAAACCACACGGTTTACGAGGTCCACACGATACTGGACCTAGAAGGATTTGAAGACACAGACCCTGACACGGGCGAAATGACAGGACTGAAGCTGCCTTACATCGTAACGATCGACGAAGACAGCCAGACTGTCTTAGCTATACGAAGAAATTACAGCCCTGACGATCCTTTCAAGAATAAGATTAACTACTTTGTTCAGTATAAATTCTTACCCGGACTCGGTTTTTACGGGTTAGGTCTGAGCCACATGATCGGTGGTTTGTCCAAAGCCTCGACTTCGATATTGCGGCAGCTTATAGATGCGGGTACTTTGGCAAACCTTCCGGCAGGATTCAAAGCGCGTGGAATGCGGATCAGAGATGAAGATGATCCTTTGCAGCCCGGAGAGTTTAGGGACATAGACACGACCGGAGGCTCTCTCAGAGAGAACCTTATTCCGCTGCCGATAAAGGAGCCAAGCTCTGTTCTAATGCAGCTCCTAGGGCTTCTGGTGGACTCTGGTAAGCGTTTTGCTGCAATCGCGGACATGAATGTTGGCGATATGAATGCTGCAATGCCGGTTGGCACGACAGTTGCTCTTCTGGAAAAAGGCACCAAGGTTATGAGCGCAATCCACAAGCGATTGCATTATGCTCAAAGACTAGAATTCCAATTGCTGGCGAATTTATTTTCTGAATATTTGCCACCCCAATACGCCTACGAAACCGGCACCGGTCCGCGTGACGTCAAGGCAACTGACTTTGACGATCGCATAGACATCGTACCGGTTTCTGATCCAAACATTTTCTCGCAGTCACAGCGCATTACGATGGCGCAGGAGCTGTTGCAGATGGTGTTGTCTAACCCTGATCTACACGGCCCCACAGGTATCTACGAGGCTTACAGGCGAATGTACGCGGCCCTAGGTATAGATAACATAGAATCGTTAATACAGCCGCCTCCCGATCTGACTCCAAGACCTATAGATGCCGGGATCGAAAATAGCAGTTTACTGTTGGGTCAACCAGCTCAGGCGTTTCCTGAGCAAAATCATGAGGCCCACATTCAAGCTCACAAAAGCTTGTTCTTGACTCAAGTGGTTAAAGAAAACCCTCTGATTCAGGCTGGTATCATTTCCCACTGTATGCAGCACTTGCAGTTTTTGTCTGCCCAACTTGCAGAGCAGCAATTGCCTGAAGAGGTGGTAGCACAAATGCAACAAGCGCAAATGCAAATGCAACAGGTTACGCCTGTGGAAGCTCAGCAATTACAGATGCAGATGCAGATGATCATAGATCAATACGCTTCTCCAATTATGGCAGAGCTTTCTGCTCAGTTCTTGCAATCAATCGGTCAAGGATCTTCTGATGCTGATCCGCTGGTTGCAATCAGACAGCAAGAACTTGCGTTACGAGATAAAGAGCTAGACCAAGATCAAAACCAGTTTGCTCAAAAGCAAGCTGCAAGAGCTGCTGAAAAAGCGCAAGACGTTGCAATTGACAATCAAAGGATTTTTACTCAGCAAAACATAGCCGATGACAAGCTTGGTTTGGCGCGTGACCGTTTACAGCAGCAAGAAGATTTGAAACTATTAGAGATTGGTCAAAACCGAGGACAATAAATGACGACTAGTTACATTCGAGAGGCGCAAAAAGAACTCAAGGCGCAGAAAGCTTTGGCGCGAGAAGCTGAAGCATTAGCTCTTTCTGAAGCAAATGCGAAAGCTGCAAAAAAAGAGGCTGAAAACAATGAAAGGATTGCTAGGAAACTAGCAAGGATTGCTGGTAACCCTGTTCCAGAGCCTGAGTCTCAGCCTGAGCCTGAAGCAGAAGAGGCCGTTGAAGAAAAGCCTAAAGTTAAGGCGGCTCCAAAGAAAAAGAAGCCAGCGAAAAAGAAGTCTAGTTAATGACTTTAGGAAGATCGCAGTTCAGCAAACTTACTAAAAACGCACCGAGGACTAAAATGGGCAAAGCCAAAAAAGGAAAAACATTTCCAGATCTTAATAAGGACGGAAAGATAACCCAAGCCGACATTCTCAAGGGTCGAGGCGTCAAAGGGATGGCGAAAGGCGGTATCGTTATGAAGGCGCGTGGCGGCGGCGCTGCTACTCGCGGCTTAAACTTTGTGATGCCGAAAGACTAGCCTTGGACAGCATAGACTTTGTCGATCATGTTAAAAGATCGATAGAAGAGCGGAAAGAGCGCATTCAAGAGACTTTGATGTCCGGCTCTTTAGAAAATATGGAAATGTATAAATATTTGCAAGGCGAATTGAATTCTTTATATTATATCGAAGGTGAAATAAAGGAATACATCAAAAGGCAGTCATGAGCGAAGAAAAAGTAGAACCGATAGATATTAGCGCAGCATATGTTGACCCCGAAGAGCGTGTCGTAGACCCGTCTTTACTGGATCAATCGTTAGTTGAAAGAATGCCCCAGCCAACGGGCTGGCGTATGCTGGTTCTACCTTTCCGACCGAAGCCAACTACGAAAGGCGGGATCTTGCTAACTGAAGACACGCTGAATCGTGAAGGCTTAGCCACTGTGGTTGCCCTTGTTGTGAAAATGGGGCCAGATTGTTATGCGGACGAAAAAAGATTCGGAGGCAAGCGCTGGTGCGAAGAAAAGCAGTGGGTGATGATTGGCAGATATTCCGGCGCTCGGTTCAAGCTGGGCGATGGAGGCGAGTGCAGAATCATTAATGATGATGAGGTAATCGCCACCATATTGGATCCCGAAGATATTGTGAGTCTATAAATGATTGAAAATAACGCACAAGAGCAGGAGCAACTAGAAGTATCGATCGAGGATGACGGTCAAGTTGCAGCGCCTGAGTCAAGCGAAGACGAGCTGGATCGGTATACTAAAGGTGTAAGCAAAAGGATTAACAAGCTTAATCAAAAGACCAGAGACGTCGAACAGCAAAACGCAATTCTTGCAAACCAGTTGGCGCAGGTTCAGGCCGAAAACGAAAACATGAGGCGCCAACAGCAGATCAACCGATCGGCCATGCTGGTTCAAGAAGAAGAGAACATGAAGTCCGAAGAGCAAAGGGCTGATGATCTTTATAAGCGAGCAGTTGATTCCGGCGATGCCGAAATGATGAAAGAAGCGACCAAGCTTCAAGGCAAGCTGGAAATTAAAAAAGAAAAGCTACGAGTCGCTCGAAGCAGAGAAGGTCAAGAAGCTCAACAAGTTCTGCCTGAAGAAAACTATCAGGCAGCGCCACAGCAACAACAATCTGTGCAACCAGTGCAGCCTTCTCAACGCGCAAAAGATTGGCATGCCAAGAATGCTTGGTACGGAGATGAAAACTCAGATCATCCTGAATATGACAAGGAAGCATCTGAGTGGGCTTTCTTTAACCATTACAAGCTGGTTAATGAAGGATACGAGCCGGATACAGAAGAGTATTTTGAAGAACTAACTAACAGAGTTTACAAGTATCATCCTCATTTGCAGAAAGCAGATGAGGAGGTCGAGCAAGAGAATAGCA